GAATTGGTTGGTGATAAGATTGCCTTGTATGCAGAGTTTGAAGATTGGATAGAATTAGAAGATAGGGATGGGGAAGACCTAGAAATTATTTCTTTTGATGTTGTGGATGATGATCAAGACAGTTAAAAGGCATAGGTATAAAGATAAAAAAATATTTCAAACTAGAACACTTACCTTTGAAGCATATAGGTTCAGTGAACTAAACATGTGTCTGGTGATGGGATTGATACAGAGAAATCTTACAGAAGACCTTCTTAAAGGAAAGAAGTCTTTAATGCATCTTAGTGATGTAGGGACTGTTAGGTATTATGGTCATTGCTATCATGCATCACAGGCATTATATTATTTGATGGATACTGATAAGTTGGTTCCTATGAGTGGTGAGGATTATCGTGGAGAAAAGCATTGGTGGCTACAACATGGAGATAATGTATATGACTGTACTGCTGAACAATACCTTGACAAAGGACAACTTCCCCCATATAATATTGGAAAGAAAACCAATTGGTACGGATGGAAACAACGACCACAACAAATCTCTTTAAATCTAATGAAAACAGTTTTGGGAGACAGGTTAGAAAGTGATACAATTTCCAACTTCGATTAAAGAAAATAATTTATCAGCATTAAAACCCAATGCGGAAAGTATAAAATATCTTATCACTAATCTTGATAATGGTATGATGTATTCTGGTTCTCATAAGTTATATGAGAAAGGTGTGTTTCCAGATGGATACTGGAGTAGTTCCAGAAATTCTGAATTTATTAACCTATTCTACGGAATGAAACCAATGTTAAAGTATGAAATTATTGACTCTGGAGATCATGCAGAGATGAAAAATCTTGAAAGAGATTTCCATAAAAAAGAAGACGTGATGAACAATCCATTGTTTTACAACTTAGCAAATGCTGGTGGTGCTTATGTAGTACCTGTACGAGGCGAATTGTGTAAACATATAGTACAGTTGATTAAAGATGGAAAATTTAGAGTTGATAAACCGCAAAGAGTTGAGGATTTAAATAAATTACCTAAACTTCAAGTTAGATTTGAAGTAAAACCTGTCGATCAAATAGCTAATAGGATGAAAGAAAAAGGTGATGCATCAAATGCTGATCCAATTCTTGTTTGGGGAGTGGGTGAAGGTATGATAGGGGATGGTAATAGAACTTTAGAAGGAGCAACCATAGCAAAAATACCACTTGTACTCACTGATTTCATACCAGATTCTTTTATTAAGGAACATGATATTAATCAAGATGAGATGGAAAGGGTTGGACAGTTAAGGAATCCAGTTGAATTCTTTGAGAAAGAACCTACTGATGATGAAACTATAATAGAAACTTTGTTAAGGTATAATAAAGATCATGGTACTCCAATCGATGCCCCTAGTAATAAAGAATATATTGATGATATAGGATTTACTCATCAAAAAAGAAACCAACTTATTTCAAAGGCACAAGATAGAAAAGATTTAGATGATATTAATGCTGCTGGAAAAACCTGTATTAGATATCCGCAAGGTAAAAAAGATCCTCGCATAGTAAAAATTGTTGAAAATTTAACAGATGATGATACTATTGTTGTAACTGGTTCTGCTGGTTCACCGTTGAGATTGTTTGTTGATACTTTTGATGAAATTGAAAAGAAAACTAATTGGCAAACTATTATAATAAAGCCATATTATGATAAGGAATCAAATAGAAAAGGATGGGAGGGTTATTGGAAAGTTAATGAAAAGACAAAGCAAAGAATTTGGGTAGAAGGATATAAAGTGAATTTTGAAAGAAGACTATCTGTTCTTTTAGAATATTCTCCTACGACTGAAGAAGGCATACCTAGAAATATTGTTATAGATCATATGCCGCATTATCAAGAGAAGATTACTAAGTCATGATTAAAACAAAAAGGAGGTTTACAACCTCCTTTTTTTGTCGTATAATTTACCCATAAGCATATATAAAGGAATAAGATGATAGATCCAACTCCCATGAAAATTTTTCTAGATACTGCTGATACAGAATTAATTAAAAAGTATTTCTCCACTGGGTTGATTGATGGGGTAACTACTAACCCAACTCTTATTATGAAGAGTGGTAGAAATCCAGAAGATGTGTATAAAGAAATTGCAGATATTGGTGTTAAAGATATTAGTATGGAGGTCGTTGGTGACTCTCCTGAGATGACTGTAGAGGGAAGAAGACTACATAGTATATTCGGAGAAGTTGCTACAATAAAAGTTCCTTGCACTTCTGATGGTTTATTAACCTGCAAAGAACTTCGTAGAGAACTAATCAGAGTAAATGTTACTTTAGTATTTTCTGTAGCACAGGCAATTCTTGCAGCAAAGGCTAAGGCAACTTATATTTCACCATTTGTAGGAAGAGTAGATGATAATTCTTTCGGTGGTGTAAATCTAGTAAAAGATATTGTCTCTGTATATAAGCAACATAATGTTCATACTGGGGTGCTTGCTGCATCTTTGAGAAATGTAAAAGATGTAAGTGACTGTTTTGGATATGGTGCTAATATAGTAACCATGCCACCAACAGTATTTGAAAAGATGTATAATAACATCTTAACAGATAAAGGACTTGAGTTGTTTGATAGGGACTGGAAAGCTGTAAACACGTAGTAAAATGATTATCGTAAGGTGTAAAGAGTGTGGAACTGAACTCAAAGGGGATTCTCAAACTAAAAGTTGTGGATGCCCTAACATGTTAACCGTTACTGGTGATACATTCACTGCTCGAAACCTAACTAATATAGTAGTAGTAAAATCTAATCAAAAGAAAGATCAGCAAGGTCTTACCTCACAAGACCTTGAATGGCAAGAACAAAGGAGAAAAAGAAAGGTGAGGAAACTAGACTTCGAGGTTCGATGACCGAAGATACCATTAAAAAAATCTGCTATACTAAAGCAGAAGTAGATGCAATGGTTGCTGAAGCTGTTGAAGAGGCACGTCGCATAGATGAAGCCTCAATGGCAAAGCATAACCGAGAGGCAACTATCATTAGTATGATACTTGGATTCACTGCACTTGCTTTGTTCCTTGATGGATTATTGCGTATACTTGGTATTATTCCTCCCTTTATGCATCTTGATGTGAATGTTATTGATCAAATTAAAGAGCAAGTAGAAACTGATATACTAGATGATGTTATAGATAAAGTAAGACAAGTGCCAATTAAAAAATTACTCAATCGATGAACCCAGTAACAGACGCAGTTTTTATACTTACGTGGATTCTTCTTTTAGTTTGGGCAGTTCGTTCTGTTATTTCTGGATGGAGATCTAGATCAGTTCAAGATTTTAATGCTGGTCGTTTATCAGGTGAGTGGACTACTGAAGTAAAGAAACCAGTACATCCAGAGATGAGAGATGTCAAGCCTGGTACTGAGTTATTAGGTGTAAATTTTGAAAAGAAGACAGAATGTGATTTGGAGGAATACAGGGCTTTACAGGACAGAATACAAGAGTTAAAATCTGAATTGGAAGATCCTTGGATTGATGAGGATGATGATGATGGAGATGTACCTTCACTTATAAAAAGATGAGAACACAAAACAAAGAAAATTATTATTACTTTTTTTGGGTTATAGCAATGGTTGCTTTTATAGCACCTCAAGTAATGACTGCTATAGCATATCATAGACTTGCTGATATTCTTAGTAAACCTATGCAAGTCGAAGTAGTATCACCGTTAAAATTTAGGTTATAGAAAATGGCTTTCTTAATAGCAGTAATGTCTTTTGCAAACTTTGTATTTTGGCCTCTGGTCATAGGTACAATAATTGCATTTGCTATTGAACAAATTCTAAGGCAAGTAGGTAATGCCTATGATCCTCAAGCAGTTAAGAAAGTAACGATTGCTATGGGTATTAGAAAGTATCTCTGGAGACAAGCATGGTTGTTTAATATCATATGGTTTGTAGGGTATGCTATACTATTGATAGTAAATAGACCAGGCACTCAAGCAATGCCTGATATGATTTGGCAAGGATAGTATGTCTGATTT